TTTCTTCTCCCCCGTTCCTTCCCTCTAATCGAGTATCTCACACCTTATATATATATGTGTAGGGTGATATTGCTTACCTATTGAGCCTGGTGACTCTGGCCGAGTCGATGGGGTTTGAAAGCGTGGCGGGCGTGCCCCCCGACGCAGTCCACCCCAAGGAAATTTCCCTTTTATGAGTATTGGTGGTAGGAGGGGGAAATTGTGTTTAGGGGATAAGCATGGAGAGTATGGTTGAGCGGATGGCGAAGGCCATCTACTATCAGTTTAACAAGCCTTTAGAGGGTAAGGCTCCGTTTTGGAGTTCTTTGCCTAGTGATGCTAGGGGTTTTTTGTTGGACCAGGCTGAAGCGGTTCTGAAGGAGCTTCGCAATCCCACGGAAGGTATGATTGAGGCTGCTATGGCCTTGGATGATCCTTGTCCTGAGACTATTTGGGTTTCGATGGTGGAAGCGGCTTTGGATCCTGGGGTGAATGGTCATGCGGGCTGAAGAGGCTATTTCTAGGATGCGTGGTCCTAGGCAGATGTTTGTGATCTGCATTGATGTGACCAACAAGTGTGATTTGGCTTGTTCCAATTGCACTCGGTTGCTGGCGAATCAGGATGGTCTTTGGGAGATGTCTCCGGAGAACTTCCGGTTAGCCCTTCAGAGCCTTAAGGACTATTACGGGATCATTGCCATGATTGGTGGCAATCCCTGTATGCACTCCAAGTTCCCGGAACTGTGTAAGATATTCGAGGAGGAAATCCCGAATAAGCTACAGCGCGGGATTTGGACCAATAACCCCTTCAAACATGAAGCCCTGTGCAATGAGACCTTCGGGACTTACAACCTGAACGCTCATGGCGAGGAAAGGGCGAAGCTGGCCCTGGAGCGCATGTCCACCAAGGCTAGGGACGATGGCGCCGTAGTCTGGACCTATATGGGCAATTCCGTCCATGCCCCTTTGCTAACCGCTATCAAAGACATCTACCCAGAAGACCAGATGTGGGAAAAGATTACCCAGTGCGAGATTAACCGCGACTGGTCCGCAACCATCATCGAACGCAACGGGGAACTGCGGTCCTACTTCTGTGAAGTGGCCGCTTCCTTTGATGTGGCCCGGAACCAGGACAACGGACACAAGGTATTCCCTGGCTGGTGGAAACAACGCATCGAGAACTTTGGCGACCAGATCAAACATTTTTGCCCCGGCTGCGGCGTTGCCGCCAAGCAGAAGGGCAATAAAGACTCAGACGAAATAGATACCTATACCCAGACCAACGCCGATATTGCCCTCAAAGACCCTTTGCGCAAGGTACAGCTTCTGGAGAAGCCAGAAGTCGAAGACCGCAGGGTCACGCAATACGGAAATATGGCATGAACATTTTCGTAACTATGTGTTTTGTCATATTGGTTATTATTCTAGTTCTCTGATTCTAGGGGATACAGATATGAAATCTGTTGCTGTAGTTACCGCCACTACAGGCCGGGACACGCTTCTCAAAGCCATAGAGTCTGTCCAAGCCCAGACCTACCCTTGCACCCATTATGTCTTCTTTGACGGTGTGCCGGTGAATATCGACATCCCGGAGGGGGTCAAGGTTATCGCCCTGCCAGTCAAGACCGGAGGCAACGCCATGATGAATGGTGGCGTTTGTGCAGCCGCAGCATACCTGACTGTCGAAGACTATATCTGCTTCCTTGATGACGATAACTGGTTTGAACCGAACCATGTTGAAAGTCTTGTAAATGTCATCGGAAACAACGAATACGCCTACAGCCTTCGGAAGCTGGTCGAGCCTGATGGGACTTTCTTTGCCAACGACGATGGTGAGGCGACTGGACATTTTGGCGATCTGGTAGATGTAAACTGCTATTTTATGAAACGGGAACTCTGCGCCGGCATTGCCCCCCTATGGTACAAGACCAATGGGCAACTGATGGTCGGAGACAGGTATGTGTGGGCAACCCTTACCCAGAGCAATGTCCCGTATGCTGCCACCGGCCAGTACACAGTCAATTATCGTATGGCGTCCCGCTGGAACACAAAGCCATATTTCTTCTTGAAGAATATACAAAAACAGTCCCAGTATCCTGACGGGTTTCCCTGGCGCGCAGCATGAGCAACTTTAACATCAAGCAGTTCTATAGGTTCTGCTCTCAGTTAAAGATTGAGTCCAAGGAACACGGCCTTATAAATCTGAAAAGCCTTCTTGGCACCCAGACCTATGTGATGAATGAAATCGCAAAGGGTCTAGAAGAAGACGTACATTTCTTTGTCTGTCTTAAAGGCCGACAGCTAGGCATCACAACAATAACCCTGGCGCTAGACCTGTACTGGCACTTCCTGCATCCCGGCCTTCAGGGAACCCTCACCACAGACACAGAGGAAAACCGGGATATGTTCCGGTCTACCCTGGCGATGTATATGGAAGGCTTGCCGAAAGAATGGAAGATACCCCTCGTCCAGCACAACAGAAACCAGCTAACGCTGAAGAACCGCTCACGGCTTTTCTACCAGATAGCGGGCTTACGTTCGAAAGGTACTTTAGGCAGAGGCAAGGCCATCACCTATCTGCACGGGACAGAAACCTCCTCATGGGGAGACGAGGAAGGACTAGCATCGCTCCTGGCTTCCTTAGCTGAAACCAATCCCAGCCGTTTCTATATGTTTGAATCCACAGCGCGTGGCTTCAATATGTTCCATGACATGTACGTCACCGCCAAACGGGCCAAGACCCAGAGGGCTATTTTTTGCGGCTGGTGGCGCAATGAGTTATATGCCGTTGAACCGGATTCTGCCGTCTACAAAGTCTATTGGGATGGCAAGCTAAAGCCGGAAGAAAAGGAATGGGTCAAAGACATCAAGAAGCTATACGGCGTTGAAATCAACAGCCGACAAATGGCCTGGTGGCGTTGGAAGATGCACGAAGGCATCAAAGATGAATCCCTGATGTATCAGGAGTTCCCGCCTACCGAAGATTATGCCTTCGTAATGACAGGCACCAGCTTCTTCTCAAATTCACGCTGCACCGACGCAGCAAAAGCCTCCAAGCTAAACCTGCCTGACCATTATCGCTATGCGATGGGCGCCTACTTCCAAGATACGGAAGTCATCAAGTCTACAGAACGCCTATCGACCCTTAAGGTGTGGGAAGAACCCGTAGACAACGGGTACTATGTCATTGGGGCAGACCCCGCCTATGGCAGTAGCGACTGGGCAGACCGCTTTTGTATTCAGGTCTTCCGCTGCTACGCCGATGGCATGGATCAAGTCGCTGAATTTAACACCAGCGAAATGAATACCTACCAGTTTGCCTGGGTCATCGCCCACCTTGCCGGCGCCTACAAGAACTCAACCCTGAATCTGGAAGTCAATGGCCCCGGTCAAGCGGTCATCAACGAATTGAAAAACCTGAAACGTCAGGCGACCTCTATGAATAGCCAGCAGGGGCGCGATCTGATGAACGTCCTTGCCCACATGCAGAATTATATCTGGCGCAGGAACGATACGCTGGGCGGAATGAGCAATAGCATTGGCTGGATGACCACCACCCAGTCCAAGGAACGGATGCTTTCCTACTTCAAAGACTATTTTGAACGCGGGATTATGAACGTCTATTCCACAGAACTCATTGAGGAAATGAAAAGCATTGTCCGCGACCAGGGCAGCATTGCCGCCTATGGACGGGGCAAGGATGACAGGGTTATCGCCACGGCCCTAGCCGCTGCGGCCTACGCAGAACAGCTTCAACCCCGCCTTTTGGCCGGCAGAATTACCCGTCAGGTCAATAAAAAGCAGGAAGAATACACCCCCGAACAACTTGCCGTTGGCAAAGGGGTATCCAATTATCTCAAAAATATCGGGGTATACGGTTCCAGATGATGACCCGTGTGCAGATGCGAGAAGCTATCAAACGGTTTTTGGCAGACGAAGACCGGGTTTTAAGCGAAAGACTGTTCTGCCAACTGGCCGGAATCTCAAAACTGACCTTCCGAAAGGTATTCCACGGGGGGGAAACCCTTACCCCGATGGTCCAATTGCGGATTGAGAAGGCGCTCAAGGCCCTAGAACGCGGGGAAGTCCGCTTGATGCAAAACCGGGACCGCACTAAATATGTCGAATATCGTCGGGAACCGCAGCCCGAGTTACGCCGCAGCTTGGGTTTGCAGATGAAAAACGGGAAGATAGAATTGAAAATTGGGCTGCGAAACGCCAACGACTACACCCAACCAACCTTCAAAGAGCAATTTGAGAAATAGGGGATTGTGAAATGGCTATTTTGAAAAGTTACTTTTGCAGCAAACACGGTTATTTTGACGCTTTTGCCGAAGGCGCTGTGCGCTGCCCTGCCGCCAGGTGCCGGTGCAAGCCCAAGGAACAGCTTGCCGCACCCGCCATTCTGTCAGACCGGACCAAATCCGCAGACAAGAACCTCAAGGGTTTAGCCGAGGACTTTAAGATGACAAACATCAAGTCCACGCGGGAAGGCGAAAGCCAGCAGGGCTATCTTACCCGAAACAACA